CGTAGTGAGCGCGCGGGACAAGCACTTACGGATAAAAAACATAAAGAAAATAAAAAGACTTGATGGTGGGGCACCACTGCTTCTGTTTAAGCCCCGCAGTGGTGGACCCCGGTTGGCGTATGTGGGGCAGTTTTTAGACTTGCCTAGGTCTTGTCGTCCTCGAAGTCCTTCTCCTTCAAGGTGAAGCCACCCCGGCGAAGGTGGTCGCCGAGCCTCTCCTTCTTTGCACCGAAGTTCAGTGGGTACCAGAAGATGTTCTGGTATACGGTGTCCACAAACTGGCGCTTTCCCCCAGCGTATAGGCGGTATATGTTGCGGTCCTCTACGCAGAACACTGCCTTTATGCCGTAGGTCATTCGCAGCATTGTCTGTATCTCCTGCGAATAGTTGTGGTCCTGTACGGCACGGACCACCTTGTCTCCGGACCAGTCTCCGATGTACTTCTGCCGGCTGGTCAGGTATCCGGCTGCTGTTATCCACATTTTGCGGATGTCGTGTACAACCATTGGTTGTGTTTCTCCTCTAGTGCATCGCCACTAGCACGGATGGGTTAGCTATCCCATCAGCTCAATGATACGGTTACTGTAAGGTGGGGGAAGGGGCTTTTTCAGCCCACCCCTTGACCCCCGGTTTGCATATGTCGGGCTATCTGTGTGCTGTGCTCAGTCCACCTTTTCCAAGGTCATCCGGTCCCAGCAGGTTCCACAGCAGTGGTGTCTGCTGGTCAGGTACCGAATGCGGTTGACCTCGGATAGGTCCTTGTCGCACATTTCGCACTGTTTTGGCTCTTTCATTTTTGAACCAATAAGTCAATAATCGTAAAGTCCCTCTGGGGAGCCGGTTCTGTCTCGGCTCCCCGTCATTGGGTCTTGGTTTCCCTTGAGTCAGGTCTTGCTGCTTAGGCAGGTCCTTGTCATCGGAGTCGCCTAAGCCACTGGCCTACTAGGTTGCTACACCATTGTTCGGCGTCATTGTGGTGGGACTCAAAGGAAACCGGTTTGGAAGCTCCCCGGTAGACTAGGACTCCGGCCGTTGCCATCATTGTCCCAGCCTACTCAGGGCTTCACAGTCTCTCGGAAGCCCGGCACAGAAGATTTGTGCCATCGTCCGATGTGCCCGAGAAGGCCGCCCCAATTCTTGTCAGACTGCCATCGGCTAAGCGATGAAAAAGTCTTCCCGGTGCCGTGAGTTCGGCATCCGGCGACAAGACAGCGCCACTGTGGCGCTTCTCCACCGATGAAAGCACCAGCGATTGCGAACTGCGCATTGGTGAGCGCCACCTTTCGGCTCTGCTCGGCCTGTTCCTTAGTCGGAACGGCAGTTGCTACCGCCGGGACCGGCGCAGTCTGGAAAGACTGAACCGGTTCGGCAGAGAACAGGGCAGCCCCGTCGGACTCCGAAGCCGCCCCGGCGACCGGCGGCGCCTGCTTCGCAGCAAGACCGTTAGCCGTCAGGAGGACCACGACTCTCTCAAGGAGAGTTCGGATATCCAAGAGGACTGTGATGGGTTTTATGTCCGAAGACATAAACGCATCCCCCCTAAAAAACCCCCCGCTCTGGTGCCACCCCACAGGGTGGACTTATCCTTCATCGCTGGCAGGGGCATTGGGCCCCATTAGCCACCCCTTACGGGGTGGCATCAGGTTGCCCGATTATCTCCCCATACAACCCCCGGCTACTCCGTAGGAGTAGAGCACCGGTTGCTTGCCGGCTGGTTGCGTCGTCTCTCGTCCAGCAGCCCCGTAGGGGCTGGGCAAAGTTGTGGCGACCCAGAGCAGCCGAAGGCTGGGGAGGGGTAATCATAATGTTTCCCAAGTAAAACTCCCCCCGTAGGGGGGAGAGTCGTAGGTTTTTAGTGGGCTACTACGAAGTAGTAGCAATTTGGTCGAGGAGGACTCTCGTGGCTCGACTCGCGAAGGACTCCCGCCCGACTGCGTGTGGTTCCTACGGAACCACACGCTCGCGCCCCCCGGTCCCAAGCCGACAACCTTTCGGGGGGTCGCTGCTTCGGCGACTTGGAACTGGCCCCCCTAACGGCAGGGGCCGATTTAAAACTTTTCCCCCCCACCTGATTCCTTCGGAATGAAGAGGGGCGCAGGCGGGGTCGCCGAGGAGTGGGGTATATAAAACCAGATTTGCCGACATCCGGCCACACGCTTCCGAAGGAAGCGACGGGAAGCGACGCTTTTCCGCCATCCCCGAAGGGGATGACCATTTTTCCGATTTCTCAATGTAGTCATCCGAAGGATGACTAAATCGGTGCTACCGACGATAACTGCGCCCTTTCCCTAGTGTGTTGAGGCAGAAGTCATTTTTTCAAACTTCTTTTGAATAGCTAACATTGCCCACCAAGGGAACATATACCCACTAAACGTTCAGGCCATTCTGTAAACGTCTACAATACAAAAGTTTACATCACAAACATTTACAATACAATATCTCACCCATACATTTAAATAGTTCCAAATGCATATAGTGACAGATATGGCCGAACAACACGGACTATTGAAATACAGTAAGATCAATATACTGACTACCACTTCTCCCTCCAATCTTGTAGATAAGATAAGGGAGAGTCCAGAAGACTTCGAACGTTACGAATTCTATTTGAAGGAACTTAACGACGACGCTTCTTTATCCCTCAATGTCATTGAACTTAGCAGAGCTGCCGCAATCCTGATGCAGCTAGAGAAGTACGACGGCTGGGCATATGAGAAGTCGATGGAAGAGCTGGCTCAGTTTGAAAGTACTAACGACAGGATGCGAAAGATGAACGAATATATCTTGAACTGGTTACATCGTTCACGTTCAAAGGATGTGCTTAGTGACACTGTGAGCCAGGCCAAAGAGGTCCTCCTTGAATTACGTGGAGAGGAAGGAGACATTAAGATGGAATGGAAACGTGGTAAGGAAACGATTGATACAGAATTTGAGGAGATAGAATAAAATGACAAATAACACAACAGAAGGAGCAACGAATGAGATGTTAGGTTCTCTTTCGGAGCTTCTCCAGACAGAAACCGGCCTGATGGTCGCCGTCCTGGGCATTTCGGCCCTTGCGGTAGGGTGGCTATACTACCCGCACTTCAGGTTTCAGATTGCAAAATTTCTCGGGAGGCACCAGGATGAGATCGCCTCTCTATATGAGAACAACTTGACTCCCCTGATGAGGAGTAAGTTGGATGAGGCAGCTGAAAAGTATGTCAAGGATGAGATCCTGGGACAGATTATCCTGTCCGCATATGACCACACAGCGGAAGAAGTTCGGAAGGAAGTCAAGAAACACATTCGGGAATTAGCCAAAGAAACCAGGTAAGTAAGTTGTTTAATCTCAGTGAGGTTATTCTAGAGGCGAAAAAGAACGTCGAAGAAGAATCCAACACAGAGCAGCGGTTCAACCACAATTACCAGATTTTCCAGGAATTTATACACGTTGCAGATACTTCAAAGAGCGATGAGGAATTTCATTCCAGAGTTCTGGAGAGTTTCAACCTGTTCTGTGTAGCCTATGTACGTCTTGATAATAGAAAGCCAATGTTCCCAAGCCCCTGGCAGTCGGACGCGGCCGACATCTTCGAAGAGAACGATGTAAATCTTTTCATTGAAGCCAGGAAGATCGGAAAGAGTGCTCTATTGAGTGCGTATATCTTATGGTCGATGTGTAAAGATCCTTCCACGCGTGCGGTAATCTTTGCTCCTACACAAGATCAGCTTTTTATTATGGAGGACATCTGGAAGGCGCTGAAACGTTCCGACTACCTGATGCAGGAATATGTACAACCAAGTGCTCCTATAGGAAAGCGGGGAACGTACGGGAGAGAATACATCAGGTTCGCAAAGAATGAATCGGAGGTTGTAGCGTCTAATTTGGCACAGAGCCAGAAGGCGGACACAAAGCGGGGCAACAAGGGCAGTTTATTCGTAGTGGATGAGATAGAGTTAGTCACTAAAGAAGTTCGAACGACCGTTATTGATGATATGATGGCGGATGCCTACTCGAAGAAGAAGATGATAATGGTCGGAACTCCAAAGACGCTTGCGAATCCTGAATTAGAGTTAGAGTGGAAAGCGTACACGGACGATCCAGCCAACTATGGTACTCACCATATGAATATCTGGGAAGCTATAGACCAGGGATGTATTACAAGTCAGTATGCCAGGAACAGGTTCAAGCGTCTGCACATTCCCTGTCAGTGGGTTTTGAAGAAAGGTATATGTGGTTTGCATAGTTATGGGCCGGATGCGGAGATAGACGGCTGGAAGTGCGATAAGTGCTGTATGTTGAATGAAGATTTCGTGGCAGAGAATATGGGCCAATTTCCCAAATCTGCCGGCAAGTTCTTCCCAACTTTGTTTATTGAGGCCTGTGGGACTGGAGACTGGAGCTTTAAGTTAGAGGCAGAGTCTGGTCGCAAGTATGTGATGGGTATAGACTACGGTCTGTTGATGAATCCGACCCAGATAACCGTTTTCGAGATAAATTCGGATATTGCCAGGTTGGCCTATTGGGAGGAGATACCGCCCACACCTCCTGATTCTGGTAGCAGGGATTACGATCCTATTATTCTGCGCATTAAAGAGGTCTACAAGGCGTTTAACGGGCATATTACGAGCGTGTTCCCAGACGCCACTGCCGTGGGCATACAAATTACCGCCCAGCTATGTAAAGGAAAGGACATTATACCCCGCGCACGCATATACAGCAATGAGACGGCCCAGAAAAAGGAAGTGCTTGGTGTGTGGATGAGCGGACCATACAAGCACGAGTTGATGCAGAACTACCGCCAGCTTATAATGGACGGGAGATTAAAGGTGCCGACCATCGAGCCGTTCTGGACGAAGTTCCGGCTAGAGCACGATGGAGTAATAGTTCAGAAGGTCCAGGGTACTGCGAACTATCTGAAGTTTAAAGAGCCAGTTGGGGGCAAGATCGATCTTCTGGATAGTATGGCGCTCGCAATGATCGCGCTCTCTAAAGAATACACGCGCCCCTATCTGGGCTTCAAGGTATGGGGGATCTAAAGTATGGGAAACCTGGAGAATGACTGCATCACGATATTAAACTGGTGTTTCAGAAACCAGGGAAAGCATCAAAGCTACCGGATATTAGAGAAGGAACTTAATATTCCGATCGGTACCTTGCATCGAATTATAAAGGGCTTCGAATATTTCGGAGATGCACATTGGGCTTTAGAGTTCTATGCGCACAAGTATGGATATACTGTAACATATGTTGGAATTGAGGGACAGATACTATTTGTAGATAAACGAAGGCCGTGGTTGGAAGTACCAGTGTTAACATACATCGAAGAGGCGGAACAATAAACGTTCCAAATATAAATACTGGTAGGCCTTGGCCTTAGTTTTCTTTTGCGGAGATAAAAATGACAGAAGATAGAACAACACCTTTTTTTGGCGGATGGTTCTCTGACAGGAGTAGCGTTTTTACTTCAGATGAGGACTTTGATGTCTACCAGACTAAGACCAAGGACTACCGCAACAAGGAAGAACCAAAATTCTATAATGACCGACTTGTCGAGTATGAAGAAAATGAATGGTATTCTTTCCTTGTTGACTATCTAGTGGGTGAGTTATTCACAGATTATGACTTCGTTGGAGAGGGCGCAGAGCAAGTAAAAGAATTTTTTAGCAACGTGGACCCTCTCGCCTACGATGAGATAGAAATGATGGGCCTTAATGTAGTACGGGAAGGAACGGGAGCTCTGAAAAAGTACTGGGTCGATGGCGAACTTCGACAAATTAAGGCTATGAACGGCCGGCTGATACGCTTACAGGGGCTGGAGAGCCCCACGAAGGCCAGAGGCAACAAATCTCTATCCAAGATAGAGGGATGGGCGCCCAGCTCGACCGATAGCACGGCCGGAATTCCTTCTACGAAGACGATGGGAACTGGCGGATTCATTAATGAGTCCGAAGATATCCGCTGGCTGCAGGTATCTGTGAGATCAGACCCAAGGTTCCTGATTAATATGGCCGAATGGCGGATTTCGGATCCTGACGAATATAGAAATGAGATGATTGCGCTGTGCAGGATAAGGCGAGACGCCAGAACACCGTACGGAATCGGCTTTGGTAAATCCTGCTTTCATATATTGAAAGCGATGAAGATGATTGACCGCGATATTCTGGCCGCTGTCAAACATAATGCGGCAAATCTTAAATTAATCCTGGCGGATTTAAGTGGGCTAGACACAGATGCTGAG